ACAAATAGTAAATTACCATAATCCTTTGTTGGAATTTGTGCTTTAAATTCTGCTACTTGAATTGCTTCTTCTATATCAAATATATGAAATGCCGAAAAATCATTCCCATCACCTCTAGCAACATCGGCTACTACTATGTAATCTCTAGAATAATCAGGTATTTGCCATACCCACAAGTTTCCATCTATACCTCTTCTTTCAACGGGTTCTTGTATGTAGGTACTTTCATAAAAGTTTAATATATCTGGTTCTATAACAGTATCACCTGAAGTGCTAAAATCACAATCACATTCTTGTGCTGCCATTCTAGGTCCTAATACTACATCTTGTTCATCTCTCCATTCTTGATTTCTTTCAGGGTGTACTGTCCAAGGTAATCTAATAGGTAAAAATGTATTTTCTCTTGCTTCTGCTTTAGCCCAAGTTGAATGGAACCAATTACCAGTACCATAAGGTGTTGATAATGCTATACACCCACCACCAGTAGCTAGTGTTTGTTGAGCTGAGGCAAATATCTCATCTATTCCATCAATAAAGGCCGCCTCATCTATTAATAATAAAGATACTGCTTCACTCCTACCTGCGTCCTGACTTGCTGCTACTGCTTTAATTTGAGATCCATTTGCTAAACGTAGAGATAATTTATTATGCTCATCTGTTTTTATCTGCAACCATTTTGGTAATTGATCATAGGCAAATCTTACTTTAGTTACCATATTTTTAGCTGTCTCTTGTTTAGTAGCTATACATAATACGTTTTTATCTTTATGAAATAACATCATCCATAATGAATAAGCTGAACATAGAGTAGAGATACCTAATTGTCTTGATTTATTGATTATAACATAATCCTCCTTATGCATATGAGTAAGGACTTTCTCTTGAAATGGATAAAGATTAAATTTAATTCTACCCCTTTGTGGATGTTGGATAGTATAATATTTTTTCATAAAGTATATTGGATCCTTAGCACACTTTATGAACTCCTCTTTTATTATATGTTTTAGATTTTCAGCCATTATTGTACTAACAATAACAATATAGCTGCTCCGCCAACAGCTGAAGTAATTTGGTAGAATTTTTTGGTTCTTCTTTCTCTTTTATATGCCTTTTCTAGTTCTTCTGACATGCTTTTTGAAGTGTCTAATTGTTTATCTTTAGTTGATAACATTGTTCTATATGTTTCAATTTGGGATCTTAAATTAGTATTTAACTCGTTTTGAGTTTCAATTTTTTGGTTAGTTTCTTTAAGAATTTGTTGTAATGTCTCTATCTCCATATAAGAGGCATCAAACTTAATTAAGTCTTGAATTACTAATTTAGCTACGGGTTTAGTTAATTGTATCTTGACTGTATCTGTAGCGATTTGCGAAAAACCATTCCAGCTCAGTAGCATCAAGATCATTAACAGCTTTAAGTTTAGCTTCTGTTTCAATTTTAATAACATCAAGTTGTCTATTTAAGTTATTAATTGTTATATCATAACTAGATATTTTAGTCTCTAGTTCTTGTTCTATTAGCTCTAGACTATCATTTACCTGCTCCAACTCTTCTACCTGTTGTTGCAATTCTTCAATTTTATCTCTATATTCGGATAAGTCTATATCTTCTTTTTTATTAATTATGAAGAATATAGCAAGGGTAGTAATACAAAGTAATATAACACTTATTCGGTTCAAACCTTTTTTAAATTATTATATGCTTTTATAGTATCTTGGTTAGCTTTTAAGAAATTTAAAGCAGCTTTTCTTTCTCCTTCATTACCACTTTTCATTTTTTGAATACTATCCTTAATTTCTTGCTCTATTTCTTTATAAGCATTAATAATTTTATCGTTTTTTGTTATTTTTTTATTTAATTCTTTATCCCCAGCGGGTGCTTTTTCATCACCCGGAATTTCTAATTCAATTTCATCTAACGGTCTACCAATATCATCTACTCCTTGAGCGGCATCATTAACCCTTTCTACATGGCCTTGGATATATCTTAAATCAGTATTTTTATCTAATCCAATTTCAGTACCTAAAGTATAGATATCTGAAGCTGTCTCTATAACTTTATCAAATACTATTTTTGCATCACCTTGGTCCTTAAGAGCAATTTTTTCTAATTTAAATAAAATATCATGTAATTTAGCTAATTCAACAATTTTATCTTGTTCCTTAACACTAGGTATACCATCAGTAAATTCTCCTCTTATAATATCTTTAAATAAAGTTTGAGCACCTGGGCATATATCAAAGTGGTTGGTTTGATATCCGTACACATTTAATTCTCCCATTCCTTCCCTAAATGCTTCTTCATTAACTATTCTAATTCTCCAATTTTGTAAACTAAAATTATCCATGACTTTATATTTGCTATAAATATTTAATCTTGTATAATTCCTAATATTTGTTCAATTCTATCATCAGTACTACCCTTTAATATATGCACATTATCGCATCTATGACCAAATTTATTTAATGTTTTAATAATAGCATTATCAATATCATCTCTATATTCTAAATCAGTTTCTCTAACACCATTATCTTCCATAACAGTACCTTCAGGAGAAATATAAAATATATAATCATACTCACCTACAAATAAACAAGCATAATCTTCAAAATATTCTTTATCTTTAAAATTAATTGATTTAGCTAAATTAGTAAAAGCAATAACATCTATAATTGTTCTATCAGTTATAATGTTTTCTTTCATTAATTCAGCAACACGTTCTGCTAAAAATACAGTTTGACCTTTTAATGTAGAATCAGTGTTTAATGGAATACCTAAATTCATTAAATATTTACTACGTTCAGTAGCAAATTCAAAATTTTTAAATTGTTTTAATTTCTTTAATCTATTAACTAATGTAGTTTTACCCACACTCATTGTACCACATAAACCTATTTTCATATATTATTTTTTAGTTTAAAGTTATAAGGATTAGGCTGATTATCTATAATTGTTTTATCTTTATATAAATTAATAGCTATTATTTGTAATAAATTAAATATGTTAGCTAAACCTTTTTCTTTTGCTTCTCCTCTAAAATAATCAAAACTTTTACAAATTACAATTTTATCATATTGAAATTTCATTATATCGTTAATATTATGTAATATTTTAAAACTCTTAATTTGTCTAATAGGAGTTAAATGTCTTTCTTCTATATGGGAAGTGGTATTACATAACCAAAAATAATGGTCAAGATTATTTTTACTAATTAAATATTCAACCCAATTTCCAATATGAATATAATTTAAATCTTGTTCAAAAACTTGAGGTTGATGTATATCATGATGATCATCTATGTTAATTATGGATCTTTCATTTGGTTCTAAAAAATTTAAAATATTATGATGACAATCAATAAAAATAATTTGTTTAGAATGTTTAAATCTATTTACTATAAATTCAAATAATAAATTAAATTGGTTAAAATTTTTTACCCAATCAACATCAACAGACAATACAGGGTTTATCATATTACTTTTTTAATAACCAACTAGATGATTGAATTTTACCACCTAAACCTTCTATTAAAGATACACCAAGTTCCTTACAAATCCCAGCTTCTGGTATAGAATTATTATTTTGATCTCCACCATTTGCAAATGCAATTTGATATTTAGGATCTTTAGTTATTGCTTTTATATTTAAAGCTCTAATTGATTCACATACTGTTCTATCTTTATCAATAGATATCATAGCATAATCAACCATTTTAAGACTATTTACTATTAATAATCTTTCATCTTCTAATTGAAATTCTTTTGAACCTTTTAATTCACGTTGTAAATCACTATTAACAATAACCCACAATTCATCAGCTTGAGCCTTCGCTTTCGCAAAGAGCTCTAAGTGACCTTTATGAATTGGGTTAAAATAACCAGATACTATTATAGCTTTTTTCATATTAGAATCTAGCTTTTACTTGTGGATTTTTGTCTGGTGGGACACCATTTCTATCTCTTCTAGCTTCAATCCATTCGTCTCTTGTTTTTTCAAAGCCATATAGAAAATATCTAGGTTTTGTTTTAAATGATCTTGGGTATTTTATAGCAGGACCATTCCAATTATGGAATTTATTATCAAAAAAAGTAACTTGAATACCTTCTGGAGTTTGTATTGTGCGAGTACTCCAATCGCCTTTTATAGATTTTGTCATAACACTTAATTTTAATTTGAACACATAAATGTACGAACTATATTTTGCTTCTCCAAATTATTTACGTGATTTCTTTCCCTTAAGGTACGTATTTTCTTCTTCAAGGAATTTAATTTTAACTTTTAATCCAGATACTTCAGAGGATAAAACTGTAATTCTATCACGCATTTCATCTTTTTCTTCTGATGATTCTATTAATAAAGCCTCTAACTTATTTACTCTTTCTTGTAAATTTAAAATAAAATTTTCATTAGCTTGTTGTGAACTTGCTTCCCTATCAGACTTTAATTTTAATTTAGTCTCATAGAATCTCCAAGCACCAACACTACCTAGTGCTGATATAATAGCAATTAATATATGTAATATGTTTTCGTTCATAAGGTTACGTTAATAAATATCGATGCGGACTTAACGCTTGATATTTAGTTAAAACCTCATGTCTTAAATCTAAGAAAGCTTCAATTTCTTTTAATTGAAGTGGGTTAAATAATGATTGATTAGAATAATTAAGTATAAAATATCCATCAATTGCAATCATTAATTCATGCAATTCTTCAGCCGATAAGTTTTTCGGCAACGTAGATTCCGTGTGCTCCACTGACTGTAATTCCTCTAGCAGAGAGCGCATCTCCGACAAAGTAGACTTGTCCATATTTTGTTAGACTTAAATTATTATAATTTACTAATGGTTCTGGTGATAAATATTTTACTTCAGGTATATAAATTCCCCAATCATCTTTTAATGTAGGAAATACTTTTTTCATATCATTAATAAAATCATCTATATATTGGAAATATCCACTAAAATGTTCTCTTACTTCATTTAATTGTTCACCTGTAATTTGAGTGGCTGATACATCTATACCTTCTGATGTTTGGGAAGGTGGACGAGATGGGCTATAATATAATCCTGTATCGTTTTTATTTACAGATTGTACTACATTCCTTGACCAAGTAAATGGTTCATCTATACCTTGAATTTCCATTAAAATTCCGAAGTTAGTCATGTTATTTCGGTAGGTCTCATCCTTTTTGGCGTGTCCATTGTAGCTATGATCTCCATACGTTTCTTCCACTGCTACGTAAGCAGCATTATTATTAGTACAGAATGATCTTAATGATACTCCTTTATCTTCAAATTTTCTATATAATTTAAAGTCATAAGATACATCTATTAATTTTTGAAAGTGTTTTTGTGGTGCTTCAAATCTAACACCTATTTGTACTGATTTAGGTTCAGTAGGTAGATCATATTTTTCTGCTAATTGTTTACCAAAATCAATACCTGATTTTCCTACTCCAAATATTAGTTCGTCATATAATATAACTTCATCACCCATAGAAACTAAATTTTTATCAAAGTCAACATCGGTTACTTTAGTTTCCCACCTAAAGTTTACATTATTTTCAAGTAAAAAATCATACCAATTTTTACCTATTTCATGTAAGTAATCAGTACCAACATGCCACACTGGGAATAATCTTAAACCGAAATATGGTTTAATAAAATCTGGTTCTTCTATTGGGTTAGAACATTGTACTGCCTCTGGTTTAGGGTGGAATCGTTTAAAGTTTTCAATTACCTGATCCATTAATTCCATTGCTTTTTCCTCACCACAATATTTTGCTAATTGTCCACCTATAGATGTGTGATAAGTTAATTTACCATCTGACCAACCACCAGCTCCTAAAAAGCCTGTCATTACTTCTTCATAAGGTCTCTTATAAGGATCCTTACCCATATCAATGATAGTAATTTGACCATCAAATTGATTATCAACTAATTTAGTAGCAGCGTTTACACCTGCTACACCAGCACCTATTATTACTACGTTTTTCATTTACACGATTTAACTATTAAATATACGAAAAAAAAGCTGAAGCTCCAAAATTGGGCCACAGCTCCTATTAACTAAAATAAATAATCGACTATGCTATGAATATAGTCTATATGTTATAAATATCTTATACTTTCAATCTTGGTAATAAATCTGATGGGTAAGCTACCTTAATTCCTTTACCTATATCATCTATAAACCCATCCCCAGCATAATATTGATAATTTCCTTTG